CCCCACATGATCTCACTCTGCATATCGCTCAACGACTGTGTGATGGACGGAATCAGAACGCCCGTAATATAATCGACAACCGCATTTCCTGCGGTTTCCAGACTTGGCTGAAGTGTAGATGTCTGCCACTCCGTGAACGTTTTATCTCCCGCACCAAGCCCTTCTCCGATTAAAGTCGCAATCGCGCCTTTTAGGTCTTCCAATTTAGCAAGAATTCCTGCGATAAATCCCGCAACCAGAGATTCGCCAAACACTTGTGCGTCAGATTCTGTTGCAATGTTCGCATTGGCGAGCATCTTCGTAACGCCGCTACCAAGTTCAGGCGTTTCGTCTAACGTTTTCTTCGCTTCTGCGATATAGTCTTCAGCAGTTTTACGCCCAGAATCAAGAATTCCAGAAGTATCAGTTGCATCCAAGGAAGACTTATAACTGTCAATGAAGTCTCTCGCAATTCCATCAAAATCACCGTTCAGCATTGCCTCCGCATATGCGTCAGCACCCTTCTGACCAAGAGACTCAAATACGATCTTGTATTCGTTTTCAAGATACGAAATTTCGCTCGCAGAATACTTTGACGATTCAGCTAACTGACTTCTGAACCCGCTCAACGATTCTTCAAGATGCGCCTGATTCGCATTGATTGAATCAATCACACCGTTTGCATAATTGTTTCCTGCATCTTCTCCGAGCGTGTCTACTGTTGCATTAAACTCACGAACATAATCTTCTGCATCCTGATCCGAAAGCCCAAATTCTTTCAACTTTTTCTTGAACGATTCAGAATACCAAGTCGCGGCTTCCTCTCCTGCCGCAGATGCTCCAGTCCAAAGAACCGAATATATTCTCTTTGCTTCTTCGTCTGTGTACATCTTCGAGCCTGTTGCACGACTATGCTTTGAAGCACTTTTCACACCTTCTGGGTCAGAAACCTTCTGATCCAACTCATTTAATGCCGCAATGATTTCATCTCCGAGTATTGCCTTAATCATTGCAACTATGGATTCTACCAACGCATTTCCGAGCGCAACACCAAGGTTTATAACAGCGGCAAACATTTCACCGTTTGTAATTAACCCCTGTAAGCATTCTCCGATTGTCGTACCAACTGCCGCCCAATCTACCTTCCATATCGCTTCAGACAATGTTGTGCAGAACCCGATTGCCAAATCTCCAATCGCTTTTGCTATCCCCGGCCCGTCCAAACCAGAAAGAAAATTAGCAACCGCCGAAAGTGCTTTCCCGATCAATTCTCCGAGTGTATTCCCAAACGCCGTCCAATCAACTTTATTGATCGCATTGTTCAACAAATCGTCCGCATTCTTCGCTAATTTAATCGGATCGAACGCATCAATAAGTCCTTTGGCGAGTGAAATCGCTCCGTTTATAAGTCTCGCAAACTGGCTTCCGATTTCTCCCCACGGAACTTTGTCAAGCGCAAGAGTAAGAAGTTCTCCAAGACTTGTACCAATACTCTCCGCATCACCGAATTTAAGATTCTCTTTTAATTTCTCAAGCCCGCCATTGATCTCATCCCAATCGAGCCTGTTGATATAATTTGCAATATCGCTGATCGCATCCGCAATAGCCGAAAGCGCACTCGCCGTTGCCGCCCATGCAATATCCATGAGCAATGCAATGGTTTTCTGCAACTTCTGATTCCCAAGCAGACTACTTACCGCATCCGCCGCTTTTTTGATCGCATCAGACAACATCGTTGCATATGTCGCATACGATGACATATCCAATTTTGCGAACGAACCAAGAACCAGATCGACTGCCGCCCATCCAACTTTCTGCATCGATATGAACATCTCGCAGAGAGAATCAACCATCTTCAGCCCTTGCGGGCTTTCCAACATACCCTTGACATTTCCCGCGATCTTTTCAATATCACCCATAGCAGTATGGATGCCCTGAGAAATGGTATCCAACCACTTCCCGATCTTGCTTGCCAAAATCGGTGCAATCTTCTCATCCAATACTTCGCTGATTCCATTCAACTGATCGAATATCAGCCGAACATCCTGAACGATGATATTGAACCACTCTGTCGTTTTCACCCAATCTCGCACCGCGACAACGATCTTGTCCAATCCGTTTGCAAGATGCGTGATAATCTCCATAATATCGGCAAAAATCTTCTTGCCGTTGTCAGCGTTCATCCACGCCCGGTCAAACGCAAGTACAATCTCCGCCGCTAGATCAACAATGTCACTCAGTAATGTTTTGATCGCTTGCATCATTTTCTCGCCGCGACCGTTTTCATCCCAAGCTTCTTTCCAAGTCTTCTTCAAGTCTTCCATCAGAAGCTTGAGCGCATCACCGAGTTTCTGTAATGTTGCGGGCATCTCCGGGTCAACCAGACTGCCGCTTCCTCCTCCGCCTCCTCCATCTGAGAGTTTGTTGATTTCATCAAACCCCATCAGGCTCTTCTGCATCGCTCCTGCGGCGGCTCCTGTTTTCTTTGCCGCATCAGACGCAGATTTGCTTGATAATCCAATTAAATGAAGGAACGTAATCAAATAAGAAATCAGATTGGACAGCAGATTAACCAACATCTCAATGATCGGCCCGATCACATTTCCGATCGCCGTCCAACATGCGTTTAACTGATTCTGTAACTGTCTGTTCTGTGAAAGAAACGAGTTAGCTCCTCTTTGAAGAATCCCGAACGCTCCTCGAATCCCGATCATCGCCGGGAGCATCCTCGTAAATGTCCGAAGCAGATTGTTTGCCGAAGCGTTTACCGCTTGCATACTGCTTTTTGCATTCTTTCCAAGCACCCCGAACCCTTTACCCGCAATGTTTCCGACCGCTCCTGCAATCTTCTGAAAACTAGCCCGGATGCTGTTTACCAACGAATTACACGCACTTTTGATCGAATCCGTTCCCGCTTTAAAACCACTAGTATCTATCTCAGTTCCAATGACGATTCCATCTTCGCCCATAAACAGCCTCCCTTAACCGAGCATCGCGTTCAGCCTCGCTTTCTCCTCTTTTTCCTCTTCGGACTCTTTATGACGGATCAGAACCAAATCCTTGTTCGCGTTAAAAAACTCCTGTTCCCACTTCTCCAACTTCTTACCCTTGGCACGTTTGGAACGTATGCTGATAACTGTTGAAAATGTACATTCCCCGACTTCCATGTAATAGCCGAGGAATGTCCACCAATGCAGATATTCCAGATCGCGGATTTCCTTCCCGGCAACCCGATTGATCGCCGGGATCATGATGTTTGCATCCTGCTCGAAATCAATCAATTTCGCCTGTGTTGTCGGTTTATGCTCCCGATCATCTCCGCAATCTACAAACCATACCAGTTGCTTAAACGCTTCTTCGTATGAATCAACAGGGATATTCTCAAAGTCCTCATATAGTATGAAAAGCGATATATAAGCCTTCTCCGCTTCATCCAAATCTGGATCATTCATCGCCTCGATAATCCGAAGAATATCCCTGTAATCTGTCCGTATCGAATACTCCGTGCCGTTGACCTCTAGGCTTTTCGGCAAGGAATATCTCATCTGTATCCGTCCTTATGCTTCCCGCTCTTTTTTTGATAATCCCGTGTATACTTCTCAACGTGAGCATTGACCTTCTTTGCTTCCATCTCGAACCGATTCGATACAAACTCTGCAACCGCGTTCAATGCTTTCTCGCAATAGAATGTTCCCTCAATCGGAGAAAACGGGTCTACGCTCCCGAAAAACGCTTCCGAAAGATTTCCCCCAAACAGATAATCGCAAACCTCATAAAGCCGTTTTCTCGCCTCTGTGAGCGCGACCACCTTGTCATCAATAGTTGAATCATCCGGGAGTTCATTCAGCGGTTCTACAACCTCTGTGAACCGTTCTGAGGCAACTCCGAACCGATCAACAATTCCAATATCGGCAGGATTGAAATAAAACGTTCCAACCTTTTCGCCCAATGTATTTGAAATCGGGACTGCGATTCGACCGTCATCAACGACAATCGACAGTCCTTCGTTCTTTTCGACAACACTTAAATCCTTAGATTCCATATTTTTCCCTTTCCGCAAAACGCTTTAAAAAATAAAAAGAAATGACCCCGCCGAAACGGGGTCACGCAACCTTAATTTCTCAGGTTCCGGGAGTCGGAGTGAAGGTTCCTTCTCCGTTTGAAATCGTCCAAGTACCCGCCGTGCGATTGCCGCAGTTAAGCACCTGAAACGGAATCTGCATACCAGAAGTATCGCCGCCCATCGACTGAGGAACGACAACACAATCCTCACGGTATGCCCACTGAGTCGTGCCGTTGCTGTAAAGCAGAGCCTCAACACGAGTGGTCTTGCAATCATCCCCGGTAAGCCGCTCGTTAACGATCTTAGCAAGCTGAGTGAACAGCGGATCGCCTTCGTAGCAGTAGAACGGCTCAACGCTCGACTGTACTTCATATCCGTTATGCGTAACGGACTGCTCGCCAAGGATGTTCTTACGAACTTCGACTTGGGGATTCAGTTCCTCCGCATAAGTTTCCAAGTCCTTGCCCAGACGGACATACTGTGCGTTACTCGTGTCAAACGCAACATCGATGTAATGGGCAAGATACTTTCTCTCGATCTTTCCTGCCATTTAATTCATCTCCTTATTATCTGTCAAATTCGTTTCTGTACCGTGCCTGAATAGAAATGACCCAATCTTCGCTCATATCGGCGTTTGTCACCGTAAGATATGCGGGCGTTGTCCTGCTGATGTCCATGATCTTCGCATCACCGTTCAGTTCAGGATACTCATCCAACTTATAGGTCGTTTCCCCTATCGTAATCGGTTGCATCTCCAACCATCTTCCGAGCATATCCAACCATTCCTTCGCATTCGCCTTTCGGTTCTGCGTCTGCCCGGAAACCCGGAGAACAACCGTAAACGGATATAAGCACATCTGCTCAACATGACCCGTAATGCTCTCCCGCTCATACTGCACAACCGCGCCCGTAGTCGGGAAGATCGCCTGTCCGTATTCTCCATTCAGCATTGAGAATGAAAATGATTCCCCGGCATCCAATCCGGGGAATGTGTCAATCAGATCACGAATCGCAGGAGTCAGCAGATCATACCCCGCCGAATCATACTGGATGTTCTGTCCATTGCTTTCCATTTATTTTCCACCTTTCACGACCCGGTTCACGCCTTCGCTCCACTCACGCCCGTGCATCCGCTTCGCTACCTCGAACCACATCTTCTGTGCTGACGGACAGGAATATCGGATCGGCTGACCCTTCGCGTTATAACCGTAGTACAGCAATGTCGGGTACTGCGGCAACGGCTTCTTGTAAACGTACAAGCTTCCCGTCCCATACCTCGGAGCATTGACTTGCTTCAGATAGTCCCTCAATGCCCCGGTCTTCATCGGCACAATCGGTTCCATATCCTCGATAATCTGCTGATCGAGCCATTTCTGGCCTTCTTGGAACTTACTGCTCCATCTGCTCATATCGATCTTGACATGGAAGTTCTTGTCATTGATTTCGATATTCTGAAAGTCTGACTGCTTCACCGACAATCACCTCCCAGTTACCTCGAAATGCGGAATCAGCGAATACTTCGCGCAACTCGTTACAGCGAACACGTTATCATGCGTGTGATTCATATAATTGTAAAAACCATTCTTATATGAATCATCCGATATTTCAGCATCGCTTTCCTGACCGTTTACTTCCCACACACCTTCCATAAAAAAGTCAAAATTATCACCCATCTGGAAAGTGATATATCCATCCTTGCTTGAAAGCCTCATAAAATCCTTGGGCGCAATGTATGTCTTGTCCCCAATAACTGGTTCATCCGAACTTCCTGTGTACATCACATGAAGCATAACGTTATCGGTCGTATTCTCTCCATACATCGAAATGATCTTCGCCCTGTCCACTATCAGATGAACACCGCTTAAAACCGTGGGAATCCATTTCAGGTTCTTGTTGCTGTCCTCATATCGGTTGAACAATGTTACCGTCTGCTGATAAATCAGTTCCAGTCCCATTATCCCCACTCTCCTCTAATGTGAATCGGAACGACACACATCTTAACCAACTGGATAAATTGCTGTCCGTAACTCGTAATACTCAACTCGGCATTCGTGAACACCCAATTCCCCGCTCCGCTGTTGAAACTCAGGCTCGTTCCGCCGTCTGAAATAGACGCAATCGAAACGCCGCCGCTCCCGCCTCCCCCGGCAGAAGCAAGACCGCTCATCGCTCCTTCTCCAAGCCCCGCCACTTTCATCCTATGACAGACCAGAAGCGCAATCGCCTGTTTGTATAGTTTCCCGAACTGCTTTTTGCTCACCATTGGACGGACGAACTCAATCCACGATTCAATCGTTTCGTCATCGGTATTTTCAAACTCGGCTCCGACCAACCGTATCATATCCATCTCCGTCATATGGCTCGCCTCCAGTTTTTATTCCGCCTTTTTCTTACGGGTCGTTGACTTTTTCTTCGGCGCGGGCTTTTCCTCCGATACCTCTTCCTTCGCTTCTTCCGCTACAACAGCCTCTTCCGCCTTCGGCTCTTCGACAGGCTCTTCCTTCTTCGGTTCAGCCTTCTTCTTGGCCTTCGGTTTCTCTACAGGCTTCTCTTCCGCAACAGGCTTTGATTCATCCAGAATTTTGAGAATGCCCGCATTCATGAGTGCCTTGAACCCCGGAGTATTTACGACAGCATCACTGAACTCCATCTCATCATCTGGCATCATGACCTTGTTGTTTACGCCGACAACCTTAGTTCCAATATTGCGAATTTTCATGTTCTATTCCTTTCTTTCAGTACAGAATAAGGGGAAGGTTTAACCCTTCCCCCATAACGAATCACTTGTTATACGCTTAGCAAACGCCAACCGCAATCAGAGCAGACATCGGATAGTACACGATAACGCCCGCAGTCCTTGCTTCGCACGGAACGATCGTTTCGAGGTTCCGAACCTGAACAGGGTACTGATAGTACGGCATCGGATTTTCCAGAGTCAGCTTCCGAGCATCGTTCTTGAACAGGAACGCAACGCCGACACCCGCATTGGACGCAACGCCCGGTGCGCCTTCGGCGTAGGGGTTCGTATCAGCGGAGTCGGACTCCAGTTCGGACACGGACACAACATCCTTAATGTACGGAGCATGATCGAGGATGTAGCTCAGCACGGATGCGGTCGTGTTGGGAAGCCTACGGGTGGAAATGTCCATGTAGACTTCAGCCGGGACGCAGAGCGTATCGGGACGCTCAACGTTCTTCGTGGTCTTCGCGACTTGCTTCGCCATACCGTTGATATCATCAAGGATTTCGTCAGCAGTCTTCTCAGTCCACTTCGTCTTGTTGGAAGTTCCGCCAGTCGGGATGACATAGTACGGAATATTCTGACCGTTGGACAGAACGCCGAGCAGACCGCTGTCAGCATCGCCCGACCACGCGATCTTGTTGGTCAGATTGTCGATCTGATACCGGGCGGCTTCAGCCTTCCGGGTATCGAGGCTCTTGCCCGCGAGCTTGGATGCCCGCATCTCCTGCGCACTGTATCCGTAAGAAGCACCGAGGCTCTTTACTTGTGCGTAGGACGGCTTGCCGTTGACATCGGCTCTCGGCAGATCGGTCGAGTAGTTGTCGATGATCTTGGCGAGACCCTGTTTGTCATAGGTGTAGTAGGTAATCGTTTCTGCGCCGGGGTCTGCTTCGTTGCTGATCGGAAACAGAGAAAGCGCAGTAAGTTCCGGGTACTCAACATCGTAGGACTGAGACTTCACATAGTCCAGTTCACGAGCGAAAAACACAGAAGCATCGTCCGCACTGTCGAAATGCGTTCCCGCACTTGCCATAATAGCGGCAGGAATCGCGGAGTTCTTCAGAGTGCGATACTCAGTCTGGTCGAAATGCGTATGCTTTTTAGCCATTCTTCAATCCCTCCTTTTACTGGGCCTCATTGAAAAGCTCAACGAGTGCCACATGGTCACTATCCACGCCAGACAGGAAGCGGCCTTTCAGCGCAACCGTGCTAGTGGAGTTGGAAGTGAACTCGCCAGTATCCTTGACCATATACAGCGCATCTCCGTAAGCGGGAGCCGCATTGGAGTCGCAATGGACATAGATACGACCGTAACGCATGACACCGATCGGTGCGCCCTTGCGAATGTACAGATCACCCTCAAGATCACGCTCGGTCGTGCGGTTGTTCGTGGTAATACCTTCAAACGTAGCGTTGGAAGCATTGGAATCCGGGAAGGCAATACCATTTCCAACATTCGCGCCCTGAACAACGCCGATACCGAACTGCATAACGCCAGTAGCGGCCTCGTTGATGAAAGTATCGATCGCATACGGAGCGAGATCATAGATGCCGCCCGGTGCGCCTTTAACGGTAAAATATTTGTAGCTAAGCTGTGCGCTCATTCTTTATTCCTCCTTACTTATGAGCATGACGCTCAATCATCTTTGCGCGGGCAGACATCGCAGACGGAGCGGACTTGACTGCTTTCGCATCCTTGTTGAACATCTGCTTCTTCTGGTAACCCGTACCTTTCTTCATCGACTTGATATCGGCAACAGCGCAGTCATACGCCGCATTGATATAAGCCTTGCTCTTGCCATCCAGACGGATGCCCGGACGGACAGCTTTGATAATGCGCTTCTTCGCGGCAAGCGGCTTCATCCTCTCAAGCCCGTCAAGGTTGAGCGCACGACCGATCATGCCGATCTGAATCCGCTGACGGACGATCGCGTCCACAGCGTCCGTGTTGAGCGGAACATCCTCTTCCTCGACATACGGAATCGGATCATCGAAACCATCAGTCTCTTCGTCTTCGGGAAGAACCTCTTCCTCTTCCTCAACGATCTCCTCTTCCTCTTCGTCAGCATCGACCGCTTCGTCTTCGGGGATGATTTCCTCTTCCTCGATGACTTCCTCTTCCTCTTCGTCCGCATCGGTCTCTTCGTCTTCGGGAACGATTTCCTCTTCTTCCGCGATGACCTCTTCTTCCTCTTCGCCCTCTGCGTCCTTCTTCATGTCACGTTCAGCAAGAAGGGTGTCGATGATGTCGAACAGATAGTCGATATCCTCGTCCTGATTAGCAATGATACCCATCGCTTCCTCTTCGTCTTCGGGATCACCCTCTTCGTCACGGCGGTCACGCCGATCCTTGACATACTGAACTTTTTCCTCGACCGTTTCGGGAGTCTTGACCTCCTCTTCTACGATCTCCTCCTCTTCCGCATCTTCGGCAACCTTATGGCTCGCTTTATACTGAGCAATGGCTTCATCAAGCTCTTCAGGAGTCAGGATGCCGTCATGCCTAAGAGTCTTCTTACTCTTCTTCATCGGTTTTCCTCCTTTAAGGATATTCATGTTATTATTATCATCGCGACCGTCCAGATTCAGCCGCGCAGATTCCCCCGCCCTTGCTTCGCGTACAAGCGCAAGATGATTCACCCGAATGTTCTTCTGGATCGCATCATAATGCTCCCCCCTCCAAACCCCCGGCGTTTCATCCAACTCAAGGTTGTACCCGAGCGAAAGCTCCTTCAGTTTGCAATCCTTCATCTTGTCTGTATCATGCACAATGATATCCGCCCGGACATCATCCCCAGACCTCTGGCCTTCCGACAGGATTGTCCCGATCTGATAACGGTGTACGTTGTCCTTCGTCACAAGCCCCGCATCGTGCGTAATGATAATGGGCTTACCCTTGTAACTTTCCAGACTCTCCTTATCGAATACATCCTCGGGAAGCCGCAGTTCTCTGCGAATGCTCCCGTCCGGGTTTCCGTACTCGAAAATTCCCGTTGTAGTCAGAATCGGCTTGTCTTCCAGATACCCCTCTGGCGTGAACGTTGCCTTAGTAACAGGAAGACTGTCCATTCGTATCACGTTCTTCAGCGTCATCCGCTCACCTCCGTTTTACCGCTCTCCATCCGAGGAGACCCCCTCACTTTGTTTAAAAAATTCATCATCACCCCTCCGAACACTTCAATGCATATAAAAAAGCCGCTTTCGCGGCTTCTTAAACCCAGTATCCGTCACACGAGTTCTACAACATCCCGGAACATGTCAAGGTCACGCTTCAGAATCGTTAGAACCTTTCCGTTCGCCTTGGAACGCACTTGAATCTTTTCGGCAAGCTCATACTCTTCCCACGCATTCAGAATCTTGGCAAGTCCGTTTGCCAGAAGCACCAAGTATTCCTTGGAACCTCTCGTGCATTCTCCCCAATCGCAAATCTGCCTAACCACAGAGCAAACATTTATCGGGTAACCGTATGGGTAAACATCCTTGTTCTCCCAACCGTACTTGCGAATCATCGCGCTTGCGCTGTTGACGAACATCACAATCTCGTTCTCCGCAATCTTGCCAAACAACGGTTTCAGCATCGCAGTTACCTCCCGTCAAAGCATTAGGTCTTCCCACATCATTATAATAACACATTGCGCTAATATATGCAAGTGTTATTTTGCTTTTCGATAATATATTTTCTCGATTGGGAAACCGTGCTTGCGGTAGGTTCCGAGTCTTTTCTCACCCTAGAGTATTACATATAAGCAAACTGACATTCAATGACACGCTTTTGCTTATTTATTTTTGATGCTGTACACCTTGCGTCCCTGTGAGTTCTTCTTCGCCTTGGACGGATTCTGGGCCACGATCTCCGCATCGATCACAATACCGCCGTACCCGCCTTTCAACGTGCTTTTCTTCTTCTCGTTCAGATGAATGCCCGTGATCCTGTAAGATGTCCCTCTCTGGACAAGCGTCTCCCTCTCTCCCGGGACTTCCGAAAGCGGGGCAATGTACATGGCCTTGGTTCCCTTCGGCGCATAAATGTTCATGACAACAGCCGCATCCCCGGTCGGAAGCAAGTCTGGTGCAGTGTCCGTAGACATAAACGCATCGTCCGTTATGACTTCCCCGACCAGTTGATCTGCGAGCTTGTCAACATCCTCCTGTGTCAGTTCCTTCTCCCAACACTTCTGTCTGAACCGATCGCTCTCATTCGGCATTCCGAACGCCGTAAGCCCGGTTACCCCTCTCTTCAGATACATATCCTCGTCCAATGCATGCCGATCGATCGAATTCGTCAGATTGTCGATCACTTGCTCATGCCTCGGCGAAAACGTTCTCTCATTCCTCAGACCGTCATTGATAACCCGGTAATCATCGCTCGTGTACGTTTCGATCGCGTCCCTCTCATCCCGGCTGTAATCGTCCTTGAAGTGCTTATCCTCGAAATCATCCGACATGACCTCAAGAACGCTGTACCGCTTCGCGCCTTCCTTGCGTTCTTTTGAAAATGCGTCCTTCGAGAACGTGTCCCCGGAACTCCCGCCAGAACTTGCGCCCGTGCCAGAAAACCGTCCGTTCTCGTCCCTCGGATGATCCTGTTCCTTCCATTCATCCAACCTCATCCCACGATGAAAAAGGCGCAGTTCTCTGCGCCTTCTGTATCTCTGCACACTATTCATTTCACCCTCCGACCTACTTCTGCTTGAACTCCGGGCATTCCTTCCCGTCAAGCAGAACATCCATCGGCTTCAGCTCGTACTTCTCGCACGTTGCCTTCGTTGGAGCAAACTTACCGTTCATCTTTGCGTACTTGCAGTCCTTGCACGGAATCTCGTCTGCGTCCACCTTTCGGAACGTAAGCTCTTCCTTGTCCCATCTCGCCATCTCTGCACCCCGTCAAATATCGAAATCCTTGAATACAGTGCGCTTCCAACTCACTGGAACCGGGTTCTTCTGAATGTACTCCTTCATGGACTTCGCCATACGGTTCGCAGTTTCCTCGCTTACAGACGGGTAGTATTCCGTCCCGACAAACGGGTAATGCTTAAACATCTTGTCGAAATCCGAACGCTTAATCAGAACCCACTTATCCTGCTCCGGGCTGTACAGTTCAATGTCCGCATCCGTGTCGTGTTCCTTGTCCGCTTCCTTGCGAAAAATATCGTAGTCCTCGTCAATCACATATACATATTTCTTCTTACTCACAGTATCCCCTCCTCCAAGGAAAATAATAACACAATGTGGTTAACTGTGCAACTTATTTTTTCTTTTTAGCAAAATCTGGCGGATAAAAATCGAAAATTCCCGGCGGATCAGAAATCTTGCTCGCGTTTTTCACCATCTTTCTGAACAGCTTCGCCTTCTCTTCTTCCGTCCTCTCGACACCATCCTTGCCCTCGGTCATCTCATAAATCTTGTGATTCATATTCTTGACCTTCATGGTATCGTCCGAATGAATCTGGAACTCGAAAGTCTGCCCGTTCGGGCTTGTAACATCGAGATGGATTCCCTTATAATCGACTTCCCTTCCTTCTTCTTTCGGATAGAATCGGTTCTCGACCTTGCTGACTTTATATCCTCTCTTCTCAAGCTCACTGATCGCCTTTTTCGCATTATCGACCATATTGTTATGATCCGTCATCATGGTGTAACGGACACAATCCGTAATCCCCTTTGCGATCTCTTCGTCAGAAGCGTTGTAATTCGGGTCTCTCGCCAGTCTCTTTTCCCTCACACGATCGATCTTTTCGGCAAAATGGCTCCCGGACTTCATGCTGAATTCCAGACCGCTCATACAACATCCGATGTCATCCGACATCCCGATCATATCGGAAGTAATCTTCTTTTCCGAATCTCTGATCCCGTCATAGATCGCCTGTACTTCCTTGCTCTTAGCGGGCCTGTCCTTGAACTGAACCTTGTTGTCAACCTTCGCCGCAAGCCCCGGTACGGAACCGATCGTCTGGCCCTTGCTGTTCTTCTGGTAAACAATATCGTCCTTCTTCATATTCTTCACGACATTGTTGTACTCCATCCTGAACCCGTCTTTTATAGCACCCTTGGCGCATTCGGCAATCGTTGATGACCGACTGCTCCCTTCTTTGACCTTCGGTGCTTTGTAACGAATCGGCTTGTTCTCTCCATTATCATTCGACCCGGAACCGCCGCCTCCGCTCGTGAACTGACCGTTCTCCGCCCTCGGATGATCGTTCTCGTTCCAATCCGCGTCCAGACGAATTCCCCGGGCATCCAGTCTCCTCGCCCGTCTGCGCTTGTATCGCTCTATCGCGTTCAGTCTTCTCATATTCCCTCCAAAACTAAAAAACAGCCCGTAGGCTGTTTGAAAATCAGTGCATCAGTCCCGCCAAATCTTCTCGTGCTTTCTCAACGCATCGTTAAACTTCTTCTGCTCCCTCTTGGCGTACTTCTCATACGCTTTCACAACGTTCTCTGGCGTACCATCCTTCAACTTCCAAAAACTCGTGTCCCAATCCCCAAGCGTCCCTTCATCCGAGTCAGGGTCTTTGCTCTGAAGGTAGTCCGACCAAATCGGCTTCTCCATTGTTTCATATTCTGCAAATTTCACTTTGTTTTTCCTCCCAGTTCCTTATATCTCGCAACAGCAAGTTTTCTGATCTCGATCGAAAGCGGGCTTGCATTATCTCCGTTACATGCACAATCCGCAAACGCTTCCGCAAAGCATTCGCTGTCTCCTCTATCAAACGCCTGATCGCTGATCCCCTTCTTTAGCTCCTCGTTCTTCTTGCCTTTTCCGTATTGCGTCTTCTTAACGTTCCTGCATGCTTGGGAAACAATCTTCCTTGCTTCCGTACCTTTGTTCCACGCTTCCGCCTTATCCCACGAATTCGGATATTCTGGGTTATTACTGGTAAGCCAACCCATCAGAAAATGCCCCATCTCGTGTGACAAGATTCCGTTCACACTCGTGTTCTTAGGCCACCAATTATTATCCGTATTCTTCTTGATAACATCGTCAAGATTCCTCTCCGCATCCTTCATGAAATACAGAGGCGAAAACCCGATATATTCGCCGTTCGTACACGCAACGCCGCTTGCACGATTCCTGAACCCCGCAAAATCTCCCGACATATCCGGGAATTCATCCATAAAATTCTCTACGGCTCCGATCCCATCCGACATCTTCTTCGGGTCTAACTGATCGAACTTTACATCCGCGTACTTCTTGTACTCCTCCTTTGTTACCTTAGGATTCTCGGATGTCCAACTCCAACCCTTATCATTCAGATAGGTCTGCAACTCCCCAATATCCTTGCAATCCGTTGCCCGCTTCGGTTTCGCCGGGGCCTGTGTCTGTGCTTGCGACTGTCTCTTCACCCTTGCGCTCGGCTGAGCATTCTTGTACTGCTTGCCCTTCAGATTGCTCGGGCCTCCTGTAACGTTACCGTCATCATCCACAAGAACATGCGTCCCTTTGATCGTTACCCAATCTTCCTCATCGAACCGAGCCTTCAGCCTCCGCAACCGTCTGCGCCTGTAAGCCTCGATCACATTACGCATCTCTTGCTCTTCCCCTTCATCCTGTTCACAACATCCAGTTTATCTTCAGTCGGAACAATCCCGGCTTTACGCATCGACTCCATGATCTTTTCACAAACCATTTCGTCACCGTTCTCATACGCCTTCTTATAAAGCTCCTTCAGATACTCCATGCCTTCCATCTTTCTATACCTCCATCATATCACATTGGGATATCCGTGTCAACATATTCACGGTAGATATTTTGCCATTAATCTTCAAAATGCGATTTTCCGAATTGATCCTGCTTAAATGTTTTCTCCCAGTCCCGGTACTTGTCCCGCTCAACGATATCCTTTGAACACTTCTTTCTGCACCGCTTCTTTGATCGAAGACAAATACATCGTGTCTTCCCGTCTTTCCAGTCTATAAAAACTTTCAAAACCTCTGTCTCATTCATGACCTTTTCCCCGCACGAAAAACGGTTTAAGCCGCCGTGCTTGAATAAAATGCAGAGAGCGCACAGACCTGATCTGTACGCCCTCAGGAACGCACTCTACACATGGCAGATGCTCTAAACCTTATCCAAAGGTTCTGGTCAAAAGCATTCCGAATTCCTGTACTTCCTGTGTGTTCCCAAATTCCCTCAAAAACACGCTGTATACCGCTTCGTAGTACCACTCCTGTAAATACTTGCTCTTGCAGTTGAACCGCTTCCACAGCGTCTCTCCAATCTCCGCATAGTCCGAAGCAATCTCTCTCAAGTTCGACAGCTTATCGCCAAGCCCTATCAGCTTAACCTCCCGGCTTCCTTCACGCAGTCCTTGAATCGTCCGTGTCTTGCGGTCTCTCCACGAATCATTCGGCGAATACCCTTCCTTCATGTTCTCGCTGACCGAGGCAACCAATTCCGCAACACGCTCGCCAAACTGCTCCGTCAGTTCCTGTGCCGTTACCCCCGCGTCTTCCATCACATCATGAAGGAACGCCGCACATATCACATCATCGTCTTCCGTGTACCGGGCAACAATCGCTCCCGCTTCCAACGGGTGCAGTATGTACGGTTTCTGCTTCCCTTTCCGTAGCTGACCCGAATGCTTTTCCATCGCATACTGAATCGCCTGTTCAATCTTCGACACCCGCTCACCTCCACACACATTATAACACAATGCGTTAATTGTGTACAGTAAAAAGCGAATTATGTGACAGATTTTTCTGGTACGCTATAGCCGATCTTTTCCCAAGAAGGAACATCCCCAGATACAGCCTCTGTATCCTCGCCAGAATACGTTTGCAGGAACGCCAATGCCGTTACAGCAGATTTCTCTGGGCGTATTCCTTCTCCTGCATAGATTGTAGAACCATCCAACCCTAACTCAATGTAAGGCATTTCTTCGAGCTTGTCGCAAGACTCACGCAGTTTGTTCTGATACTTCCGATTGTTGCAATAAAACTGCCCGTCTTTCCATTCAACAACATGGCCCTGAACCTTAACTTTAAAAGACTCTCCCATTACAGTCCTCCAAGCATTCCAAGTATTCGTTTCAACGAACGCGGGTCTTTTCTTTCAGAAAAATAGCTCTTCCCATTTATCGTATCAAACGGGTCTACAAATCCTAATGACTGAACAAGAACGCTCAAAATCTCCGTATCGCCCGAAGGATATTGTTTACCCATATATCGATTGAAAAACGAATCTGGTTTTGTCGTATATCCTTCTTCCAAAAACTCTTCTTCACCGTTCTGAGTTCTTTCACGCAAAAAGCTCCGCATTTCAGTTCCGACAGTTGGATTATGGTTTTCAATGAAATGTCCCAACTCGTGCGCAAGGGTATTGGTAATCCCCATATCCGACACTTTATCGTCACTCAGTTTTAAATCACTGACCAGTTTTTCACTATTCCGTGCATACACATGAATGATCGACCCGTTCATACAAATACCCCGCCCCGGGCTATCGTGAATGAAAATGGTCGGTCTTTTTCCGTTACAGCCTTCAAACCACTCAGTCGGGAACCTATCTGTTGCTTCTCGAATAATCGCGGCAGTTCTATCCTCGTCTATCTCGCTATGAACAACAGGATAATCGGACGCATTTGCGGGTAACCCGAACGGTCGGATATCCCTCAAAACATCATACACATCCTCTACTTGCGGTTTACCGTTCTCGTCTCCCTCGAAATTCTTCTTCCGAAGCTTTGCTCTGCTCTCGATTTCATCCCGAAGAATTGTTCCCGGCTTTTCGTATGACTTCGCGTCTCCTCCCCATGTATACATAGCAGAACGATCGAACTCTTCTTTTATCTTGTTCCTGCGTTCCGCATCAACATACGGATTGCTATAATCGCTCGCATGATTCCCAACAACAGTCCCATCATGCTTGTATGTGTTATTACTGTTAATCAGTTCGCGCTTCCGCTCTCTTGCTATTTCCTTGCTTTCCTCGCTTCTCGCAACCGAATGGATAGTCGGTCTATCATCTGACTCATCCCACAGATAGTCCGCCATTTCACTCATGGTTACAGAAAGTGCAGACTGTCCTCTTCCACCTTTCCAACTCGTTCCATTCCAAGTAAGAATCTGTGATTTTCCGTCATCCGTCCAGTTCCACTTAATTTTTGATCCAACTGGCATGTCCTTTAAAAGTTCCATTGCCTTTCCATGAAACTCTTCATACCGTGCCACATCTTCTTCACTGGTCTCATAAATCGAAGTTTTCGGACGCTCTTTCGATGCCTTGATAATCTCCTCAAATCCCTTGTTTATGCTTTCCTTCGTAGCAGATTTCTTCGGCGCATCGTTCATTACCTTCAGAACATTCGGATTCCCTTTGTCTGGTTCACCCTCTTCATTTAGATGCACCCTATGCCCATTCTCAGTCGTAATCCATCTTCCTTCGTCTTCCTTCGCATCGCGCCTTGACTGTCTCCGCTTCCGAAACTCGTCAACACTGTCCTTGCGTTTCTGATACCGATCAATAGCAGTTTGATAATCTGCCTTTGTCTGGTCTACAAACCCGCTCAGCCAAGGATTGTCCGCATTTAGCTTATCGAAATATTCGTGAACCTCCGGGGCTTTCTCTTTCAGCCAACTCGGTCTTGAAATATAATCCGCAAAAAGCGTTGCAAACATTTCATCCGGGTTTTTCTCTACATACCCTGTTGGAGATGCAAATACGTTCTTCTTCTGGTTGTATTTCCCGAATAATCCGCCATGATTCAGCGCAACATCAGTTTCAATTCCCAACTGTTCAATCTGATGCCCAAGTTCATGATAAAAAACATTATCGCTCCATGTGTCAGACTGATTCGCATACAGCCGAATCTTTCCCTTTATATCCGCATCAGCAGTAGCACTCCCGCCATGCTTTTGATTCGCAATCTCGAACTGAATCGGTTCTTTTGGTTCCTCAAGTTTCGTAGGCATATCCTCGATCTTTCCCCTCGGCGCAACCCACTCATCTTTTTCGCCCGCGACCTTCTTTACCGACTCGTAAATCTCTTTATAATTCTTCCCGACTTTCTTCTGCTGATCCTCAGAAAGATTCATCCAGAACTCAACGGCATTGTCTGCATCTTTCGCCGCATCCAAAAACTCCGAATTCATCTCAGATATAACAAAGGGATTCCCCTTATCTGGAAATCCTTCTTCGCTGATATGAACGTGGTTCCCATTTTCTGTTGTTACCCATTCTCCGTCATCTGCCGCATCGTGCCGAACTTTCTTCTCTATCCAACTCGGAACCATTACCTCCGCTTCTCCTGCGGCTCTCGGGCTTCCAAGCGTATCAATCGGTCGAACCTCTATCTCGTGAACCTTACCGTTTTCTCCCGCGAACTTTCCCGCCATCCGCTTGTCAAACGAATATGCTGAGAACACATCATCAGCAACTCTTTCCTGTCCATGCTCTCCGCGATACAGCTTAATCGGCTTTGTAAGAAAGTCCTCAAACGAAACAGTATCGTCTCTCTCGTACTGATACAGACGATACATAATATTCAGTGCCGCGTTCCTCGCCTTGTCCGAGCTTAGTATCCCATCCATGATTGCGGGCTTATACGAACTGTCCTCGTTCCTTAACCAACCCGCAAGCTTACTGTCCCCGACCTCCTCGACAAGCGCATCCATCGCCGCATTAATTGCTTCTTTCCGATCAATCGACTTCAACCCGGTTTCAACTGGTTTGATCTCACTCAGATTGTGGGAAGATCGCTCCATCATCGCAGTACGATATTCTGTTTCAACTGAGTCTCTACCTCCGTTCTCATAAATAGGTTTCAGCTTCTTGGCGTTCTTATGCATGAAACTTTGAAAATCATAAACGCCTTCCCAGTCATAATCGGAATTCTTTGGCTTTTCCTCTACGCCTTTATTCGCGTTCGAGAAGTTCTTCCCGGTTGCCCAACCTCCTGCTCCGCCAAGCGCATTACCGCTCGCATCAAGCGGCACATGCTCGCCATTTTCAAGCGTTATCCAAGAATCTGGATTCTCATCTAATCTAAGCCACAGACGCTCTTTTCCGTCATGCCTGACCCTCTTTTCCAACCAGTCTGGAACCATGACTTCATACTCGCCAGTTGGAACAATGTTCCCCAACGTATCTATCGGGCGAACAGTAATCTCGTGAACCTTCCCGTTATTCCCCGCAAAATGCTGAGCAACCCTTTTATCAAATGAATACGCGGAAAAAACATCCTCCTTTAATCTTGACTGACCGTTTTCTCCCCTATACATTTTGATAGGAGTAGTCAAAAAGTCTTCAAACGATTTAAATTCCTGATGATCCTCTCCGCCTCTAGCTTTATCTAATGCACTGTATTCTTGATATGCTAAATACGAAAGATTCAATGCCGCATTTCTTGCCTTTTCAGTCCGAATAACTGCCCGTAATATAGTCGGCTTATACCCGCTATCTGCGCCTCTTGTCCATCCATGTATCAGACTTTCTCTTACATCCTCATACAATTCATCCGATACCGCATCTTGCGTCAACTTAATCCTGTCAAGCTCATCGTCATATTTTGACAAATCTTCCTTTGGCTTTATCTCATGCAGATTCTTCGATGATTCAGCCATTCTCGCAAAAAGAAACTCCTGCTCAACAGCATCAAGCCCGCCTTCTTTGAAAATGGCCTTCGTTTTCTCAACATTAGCTTTCTTTTTAATGAAGTCCTGTACGCTTTCCACACCTTCCCAATCATACTCATCTGAAGGATTCTTCGGTTTAAACATCGGGTCATAATCTTTCCCGCCAATATCCCCAAACGACTTCATCTGCCCGCCAATCGGCTTCTGCTCTTCGTCCAGAGGAATATGGTTCCCATTCACCGTGATCCACGAACTCGGCTCTTCATCGAATCTCTCGGCAAGCCTCTTCGCCCGCCTTACCATATAGTCAGACACTGCCTTCGCAGACTTCCCGTGCTTATCTGCCGCTCTGTCTGCCAACCGCTTTAGTCTGCGGTTCTTAAACTCTTCAATAAATCCCATACAACACCTCAAAAAAATACAGCCCGTAGGCTGTATATTTGAAAATGAATTATTCTGTTACTCTCGGTCAATTACCTCTCCGTTCCACCGAATGTACGGGTTCTTCATACCCTTGTATTTATCCAACATCCAAATGAACCGATTCTTCTCATTGTTCATCTGAGTCTCAAACAATGCCTTCATTCGATCTGGTGCATCGTCTTTCATGTGCCAAACTGGTTTGGCAACAAAAAATTTGCTGTTCGTAATACTTGGTGCAGGCCCTATCATTTTCTGATACCCCTCTTCCTAAGCTCCTGATCTACAACCTTTCCAACTTCCTTCGCAACCTTTCTCGGGCTATCGCTTGACAGATATTCTGCATATGCTTCAGCAAACCATTCAGAATACCGACCGTGTCCCTTTGGTGACTTGGCATAATCAGAAACAGCAGACAAGCACTCATCAACATTTAACCCCAAGTTTTTTGAAACCTTATCGAAAATAATTGAAGAGAAATATTTCCCCCGTTCCCTTTTTTCGTCAGCAAAATACTCTAAAACATGGCTAAGCTCATGATAAACAATCGCCTTTTCTGTTGTGCCTTCAGGGTGATAACCACAATCTGTACAATTTTTATATTTTTTCCTTAAATAATTAAAATTCTTAAAATACTTACTGTTTAATTGAACTGTCCTCCAACCATCTGCCGCTCCATAAAAACTACCATCCATATCCACAGAAACTATTGCTCGAATATTATCCCGCAGTTCTGGAACTTTATTACAATAATCTTCTACAGATTTCCCAACCATTCTTGCGCTTTCAACATCACATTCTTTAAGACCAATCTTCCCTTTCCCATTTAAAACAGCTTCGGTTCTCATAGAAACATCGTCCGATGACTTGCAATCATCATAAGATGGAAATTTAGTAAATACTGCTTCCCTATATTCGTTATACTTTTGCTCTACGCTATCTAGTTCTTTTTTATTATTTGACAATTCTCTGTTTATTTCTTCAATCCTTGATTTCTTTTCCTCTTCCGTATACCAATCAAACTCTTCATCTATAAACTTCAAATCAAACTCAAGTTCTTCTATATCAGACTTTAACGAACGAATGGTTTGATTATATTCCGTTACATTCATGTTGTAATTTCTGATAACATTGTCTGCTTCCTCAACGCTCATCTTCTTTCCAAGAGCTTTCGGTTGTCCTCCGATTGCCCTTCCGTTCTCGTCCAACGGGATATGGTTTCCATTTACAGTAATCCATGAGTCTGGTTCTTCATCAAAACGGGCGGCTATTCTCGCCGCCCTTCTCTCTCTATACTGATCGATCTTATGCTTCAACCCAGTCGATCCCCCACTTGCCAATGACATCTCTAAAATCCTCCAAGTCGTGCGGAATGATTGAAAATAGATTCTCCTCCGGGTCATACCCGATATGGCTCAGCTCGTGGTACATCAGTCTGGACATATGCTCGTCATCCAGAATCCCCGTGTTCGGCGTGTAGAACGTAACGATGAAGTCATAAGCAATGAACTGCTTAAACTTATCCTTTACCTTCTCCGTATCTGCGAACACATCTTTCCCGTGAACCTTCCTCGCCTGATCCGAATACTGATAAGCAATCCGACACCCGGTATCCTTCAGATGCTCGAACTTCTCCTCCGTCTGGATCAGCTTATCTGCAATCATCCGCAAGTCTTCGCTTCTGTAATAATTCGCCATACGCTTCCTTCCAAGCAAAAAAATAAGAGGCTCAAACCTCTTCCTTGATCGGTATTGGCGGAATCTCGGCTCCCATCTCCTTCGCAGTTTCCAACCATACCCGCTCGTTCTCCGCTAATTCCGCCACCGCTTCTCTCCAAGTTTCTCCCTGTCCGACACATCCGTCTAGGCTCGCGCTCTCCGCTACCCAACACTTATGATCTCCGAACCTCGTCTCCTGCACGAAATATGGATAAACCATATATACCCTCCATCAGTAAACAGGCTTCCCTTCCGCGTATGCTTTCTTCGCTTTATTTACCGACATGTTATTTCTGCAATAACACGCATCATGGTCTTCATCCTGTAACGGGTCGCATTCCCATCCGCAAACATCACACCACTGGGCCGCTGTATCGGTAAAAAACTTGTACTTTCCACACACGGGGCATAAATGCGCTCCAAATTTCCTCTCTTCTGGATAAATTGTAAGATCATGCGGGTCTTCAAATGCCGCCATTTTGGATACCCTCCCTATTCTAATTTCTGAGCCTTTTTAACCTGACGATTATAATACTTCATAGCTTCTTCTTTATAATTCGGAACCACATCGTCATACATGTCCCGATATTGGGCAACCATTAAATCGACAACCCTTTTGCCCGGATATCCCTTTGCGATCATCCCCGTAGACGGTTCAAATCTGACTACATATCCAACCATGCTCTTGGAATAGTAATCGTATTCATATCCGCTAAATCCCAACATATCTTTCCCGCAAGGTGAAGAAAGCATCTTAACCGCATATTCGTTCATTTTTTCTTCTGACATTCCAGTTAAAATTGGCTCTCCGCGCCCTCTCGGATTATCAGCAGACGGTTCTTTTGCATGCTTTAAATAATGCTCTTTAGATCGTATCGCATCAAACCCCTTACAGGATTCGTTCTTACCGTAAGCTGAAATTTTTATTCCCTTTTGCTCGTTATCCCAATCAACGCCGTCAGCATCAATCTTCATATCTCCAACAACAGCTTCATTTGGGAAACTGCGCTTTACTTCATCAACGCCATGATATTTTTTGCCCTTTAATTGATCCAACGGAACGCTATGTGCATTCGGGAACTTTTGCCCCTTCATCGACCCGGAAACAACAGTGCCTTCTTTATCTATCTCGACAATAACCCCATCCCCTCCATTGGGATGCACGGTAATAAAACTCGTTTTCTCTACCGCATCTGCATTAACACTATCACATTGCGTATTATCTGTCAACTTATTTTTGTCGAAATTGTATGCTTTCTTTCGCCGTTTGGGAGCCGGGTCTGGAACCTCGCCAATGAATCGGCACAGCACATCGACTCCGTCCTCGAACGCATTAAAGCACTGAAGCCCCTTGATCTCCTTGACGCTCCTCCATCTCGGTCTCGTCATCTCGAACTCATCCGCTTCGGGTTCGCCGTAATACTCGGTACACAGAAACAGATACGGAGGATCGAACTCGCTCTGATCGTCCTTCTTTCCGCGACCAATGAAAATCAAGTCCTTCGGATAAATCTTGAACTCCTCGTGCGTTTCCCGTGCCGCCGCTTCCCTCGGGGATTCTCCGTCCTCGATCTTTCCTCCCGGCCCGCCTAGCAGTCCGTATCCGTTATCGCTCTTCCGCACCCCGGTCAGAATCTTGCCGTCCTTTACCACGACAACCCCAACTCCGCACGGCGCACTGTCCTTCTGGAACTTTACATCCTCGGCCTTAACTGCCTCCTCCGCCGTAGGAGTTTTCGGATTATTCGGACTCTGATCTTCTGGAAGTCTCGTTGCTTCTGGCGCATCTGGCATTGCGTTTCCGCTCTTCGGCTTTTCTCCCGGCTTACCCTGTGGTTTCCCTTCCGGGAGTCCATTCGGTTCTGCACCTTCTCCGCCTCCGTTTGATAATGCGCCTCCACCCATCGGGTCTCCACCGCCCATCAGTGCCGCCATCGGGTCTCCGCCGCCAGTCGCACCCTCGGCTCCCTGTTCCTGTTGCGGTTGCTGACCATACTTCGGCATGCCGTCCGGGAACAGCTCCTTCTCGTCCTCTTCGTCAAGCATGGTCTCGACATCGAACGTTTCCTTCTGTGCCAACGCCCGTCTGACCTCTGCCGCCGTCACGACATCCATTCCGACATACAACTGTGCCGCTTGCGCTCTCGCCGTCTGGGTCGCAATCTTGGCCTGTTCAAGCTGTTCCTTCTCCATGTCGGACATCGACCAAAGCGGGTTGAATTCCACATCGATCTTCGGAACCTTTTCGATCTCGCCGTTCGTTACGCCCGCTTGGAAGATGATCCCCAACAGATACCGCAGATTGCTTCTCAGCATCCGTTTCTGGATTCTCTGGACATAGTTATAGTAGTTCTCGAGATCGGACTCTCCAGTTGCGCTCATGCCCGCCGGGGAACGCCCAAACAGGATTGTCTGCGGGATGTTCGTCAGTGCCGACAGATAATTGCAAGTCGTATCGATAACCTCAGACACGCCCGTGAACGAGAACTGCCTGAAGCTGTAGTCCTCGCCTTCAGCATCGATCGTAATTGTGTTCATCATCCCACGGGCCATATCAATGGCTTCTAAGCGTCTCAGAACGCGATCTTCACCCTCCTCGGTAGAAAGTTCGACCGCAAGGTCTTTCATGCTGTAGACCGCTTGTACGGCCCTATCGAGGAGCTTCGTTGCAGACCCCGCCGCAACCTCCGCATCCCGGATCGCCTTGTTGATCCGAATATACTCTGGCATGCCCCACATCTGGTAAATGCTCGTAGACGCATTCTCCGGGAGTACGCCGTTCTGGAAAATCAGACATCTGCTCTCATGTACCGTAAACGACCCATATCGGCTCGTAACGAAATACGATTCTGGCATCCCCAGTCTGCTCCCGCGTGTTCTGAACGGGTCTTCTGGTTCATAGCTGTACATTGACTCGTAGTCCGGGACAATGATCGAACGGTCATATATCCGAATATCATCAATCGACTCGATATGCTTCCAGTCCAACGGCTCTTCCAGTCCCCGACCGTCATTGATGAGCATGACCGCAATCGCACCGCCGAACAGCCTTGTCCACTTGATCGCCGTAATCGCGGTTTCTTCCCAACTTAGTTCATCAAGCGAACGCTCCACGAACATGTTGATCTTCTCATCATCGATATTTTTCAGCTTGAACCCGGTTCTCAACGCTTCCTCTGCCGGGGCATCGATAATTCTTGAAAATAGACCGTTCCCCTCGTAGAACCGCTCTAGAGTCTCGTCCGGGACATCCGCCTCACGCTCGTAAAAATAATGCTCCGATACATCCTGCATGGTTCCGTACTTATTGAACACATTAATGTACCCGTCTCCGCGAAACGCCTTGGGAGCATCGTGTGCAACAGCAGTCCCTGTCAGTTTGCCGACCAGTTTCTCGTACCGCCTGTTGCGAACCTCTAAATCGTTCATAAAGACATCCTCCAAAATATAAGAAAAGCACCTCCCGGTGCTTCCGCTTTCAACGCCCAAAAGAGGGAGCCGTTAAGCCCCCTCTTTACCGTAATTGTTCTGTATTGTATCCGCTATCATGTCCCCAACACGTTCACTATCCGTGCTGAACGAAATGACAAGCTTTTTTCTGACTGGTTCCCGCGTCCACAATGGTCGCGGTGAAACTGTCATTTCAACCCGTTCTCCACCAACATCCGTCAGCACTTCCACATGGTCTAACTCGTACCCGCCTTCACTTTCCAGTCGGTCTTCCTGCTTTTTCGCCCACGCAAGAAATTCCTTCAGCGTCCCAAACCGCACACCCGCAACGCTCGCATCGCTCACATCATGCAGTTCAATCACGCCAATCGAACGCACCTTCCCAATCCTGCAAAGGAACTTTACCGCATCCCAACTGTCAGAAAGTCGTATGTCCCCTTCTCTGGTCAGCGAATAGCTGTACCAATCGTTACCCTTGTGCCATTCATCAGAATACTTCATCTTGTCCAGTTTCATCCAGTCTCACCACCCACTACAATTATACCACACATCTGGATACTTGCAACACATTGTGCCTATATATTTTTAATTTTTTGTTACTTACCTTTTCCGTTTGGGTTGCTCAAGTCGGCAACCACTCCGATCCATCGCATACTTCGACCCGTCCTCAAACTCAAGACTGATCCTCTTAACCCCGGAAAGATTTCTGTTCACATCGCTATGCATCTTCTGATATGCCCGCAATGCCTCCGCATCCAAATCCTGAATGCTCCTTACCCCAGTCATCTTCACAGTCATTCCTGTCGGAATCTTATTGATCGTATTCAACTCCCCAAGCCGCTCATACAGCGCAACCGCCGTGCTGTATGGAGACTGATTCCCGTTTTCCAGTGTAACAACCTCTTTCAGAACATGAATGCTGTTGCCCTTCTCCGTATCAATTTTCAATAGATTCCGCTCGCCAAGCACAACCCTCGCGCTGTAATCCCTTCCCGCAACCTTTGACATCTTTGGATCATCCGCCTTCAGAAGGTGTCTTCCGTCCTTATCCGTGATACTGATCTCGGCATTCGCGACTTCTTCTTCCCAACTCTTGCATCCTCTAGGAGGGTGCTTCTCGATCTTGTACTCTCCACCGCTCTGAGACTTCAGCGGGATGTTCGCTTCCCTGTTCGCATCTCCAAGCCGCAGTGCCGCCGTAGCTGTTGCCATCTCTGCAATATTGTCCCTTGTTGGCTTGCCGCCCTCAAACACATCGCTTCGCTTGAATTCAATCTTCTTCCTAGGATGGTCTGCATTATACTTTTCCACCCGTGCTTCCAGTGTCTTACAGGCCTCTTCCCAATCCGCCGCATTCGCCAAGTCATTCACCTTGGATGCGCTCTTTGTATGTGCAAACGCAATCAATGCCGCCTTACTGGGATTCACGCCCATCTTCTCAATCGACTTCGCGTGTTCCAGTACATGAATTGCGGAATTCATTCCGTGCGCTTTCCTCAACGCCGTTCCGTCATCCGTGAACTTATCGTCCCCACCATCCATCCCAGTGTCATGGAACTGCGCCGCAGTCAGCAATAACTTCCTATCTACCTTCGTAATAGGCATATCTGGACTGCTAGGAATCTTCTCAATCACATTGATCGCCTGATTTGTTTTATCAATAACCTGATCCACATGATCCTGCCCATGACTTGTGTATGTCCACAGATAAGTGTTCTGATCGCTCTGGGCTACTCTTTTTCCTTTGTCGTAATGCCTCGCTGATTCCTTCTTCGCCTTTCCGATAAACTTCTTGAACTCAGCTTTCGACATTCCTTCGACTTCTACATTATCAAGCGGACTCTTCTCCTTTGATCCTCGAACAAATCCTCCGATCTTGCTTCCGCCTTCCTTGCTGATCGCCGCCCAGACTTCCTTGGGACTCATACCCTCCGTATCAATCCCCATGCCCTTGGCAATACCGTATGCAAGCCTAGCTCCTGCATCAAACCGACTGTCCGCAGAATCCATGCGCACCCCACGCCGGGACATCCTCGCTTCCCTTCTCAGCATATAATCCGCTATCTGCTTAGCTTCTCTGTATGTCATAGCTGTTCACCGCCAAATTATTTTCAATAACACGAAAAAGGACACCGCTTTCACGATGCCCTTTCCCGTACAGTTTCGGTTTATTCTTCTTCCTCTTCCCCGATCATATCGTCCCACTCGTCATCGTCAGCCATATCCCACTTATGCGCCGCATCGAGTGCTTTCCGAACATTCTCCGTAATCACCATGTCTCCGCTTCCGCCGAAATGCTTATTCAGCGCATCCAGAGACTGCTCAAAGAAATCCTCGGGATAATCGACCTTTTCTCCCCTCGCTTCGGATTCCGGGTTGAACGTGTTCCAAATCGTCTCGTACACCTTATACTCGTTCGGACTTTTTGCAATCCTGTCAAGAGCCTCATCCCAAAGCTTGTCATACTTCGCGGTGCGCTCTTCAAAGTCCATATCCGCATCAAATCTATGCATTGCCGATCCTCCGTTACTTCTTCTTTTTCTTGGAGCCGCCTTTTCCGCCTCCGCCCCATCTCTTCTTCGTTCCGTTGAACGTATGCTTGATCGCCGTACTTGTCCCGCTCACGTTCGCAACATGACGCTCATGTGCAGTCTTGCTCCGATTTTTATCTGCAAGAATATTCTTGGAAGCATTCGGATCGAAACGACCGCTCGCCTTCAAATCCTTAATGCTCTTCCTATGCATATTAATCTTGCTATTGTGAGCCTTCTGCTTATCGAACTTCGCCTGTGCCTTTGCAATCTTTTCAGCATTTCCGCTCGCCTGTGCTTTAGCAAGGCCGCGCTTTGCCGCAGTCATCTTTTTGCGGGCATTGCTCTGAATCTTCGCTTTTGAGCTGAATCCTCCCTGTTTTCCTCCTTTCACCATGCGGAACGCTCCGCCGCCGCCCGGTGAAGAACCACCGCGCAGTCCCTCGCGTCCTGCATGTCCCCAGTTCCCGGAAGACGCTGTACCATAATCCTCACGATCTGGTTCACCGCATCCGCGCTCGTCCAACCGCCGTTCTCTGCGTCTTTTGTACGCCGCTATCGCTTTGTGATCTACAACCATTTCTTCGCTCTCCTATATAATAACTCAAAGTGTTATTAAGTGCAATAATTATTTCTTCCGTATTTTGCTCAGAGCAATCTCGAAACCAAACGGATCGTTGCCCTGTGAACCCGGGTCTACGCTGTGGATATTGAACAGCCCATATTCTCCTCTGAGACCGCCCGCCGGGTCATCCACAACCTTTGCCCAGAATTTTTTATTCCAAGCCGTTGGCATCCAAAGCTTGTCTGTCGGGAACTCGATATACATATCCCCATCGACAGTCTTCGTATTCAAGCCCATCTTCTTCGCTTCATCTTTGGCCTTGCTGAGTGCCTCGTCCGATATGCCCTTGTTCTTGAATGATAATGTTGGATTGTTCCCCCTCGTCCCACAGTAAATATCGAACAGCTCGCCGAGGCTGATGTCCTTATACCACTTCTGCCTTCCGTCATTATCGCCATTATGACGAATTCCGCTGAACGTATCTCCGTTCTTCTCGAATATGTACTCCGTATTGCTGACCCCATATGGGCCACCGTCTTCGATCTTGATCCTCGTGCCGTCCGGGAGGCTCCGCATCTGACTGTTGAACGTGCGCTTCAGTTTGGTTTTCAGCTTCTTGTCGATAGGCTTATCCGGGTCTCCGTAAGCCTTCATCATCTCCATCGTACTGCGCCGATCTGTAATCTTTCTCCCGATCTCGTACTTTTCGTCCGGGGTCAACCGACCCGTGCGCACCTTCGGACTCCGCGTCTTCGGAGCATTCTGACCGATATTCCCCTTTGTGATTTCTCCTGTCTCGGTTTCAATCGCATAATGCTTTCCGCGCTCGGTCGTTCTCCAAACTTCTTCGTCCATCCGCATCCGTAACCGGGCATCACGCCTTTTTCTATATCTCTCTACGCAATTCATAATTCTCTCCAAAACTCTTATCTGAACCGATTCGGGATAACCACGACCGGGATTTTATCATACCCGTTCAGGTATGCCGCAACCGCCCTGTGCCGTCCTTCCTGCCCACGGTCACGCAGATTCAAATAAGGAACCGCGAACTTCTCGCCGTCCCTCATCTTCTTCGCGTACTTCTGAACCAGTTTCATATCGACCGGGAGCATTGAAGACTCGAATGTCGATTTCTCGAACACTTGGAAAGCGCACCGTTCCAAATACTCCTTCGGACTCATCTCGGACATCTGCGCCCTTCCAGACTCCAACTCATCCCGTATATACGGAACATCGGGATTCAGATCAAACCCGGCGTAATCGTCCGACTTTGCCTTCTCGATCGGATGTTCGCTCTCGTTCCACTTCTGCAACTGCTTCTTGCGCTCTCGCTGTCTGATCCTGTCTATATCTTTGTTCGCGTCATGCCACGCTTTCTCGGCTTCATTCGCTTCTTTGGAAACCCGATCGTACTCTTCCTTGATCTTCTTCCCTTTATCCGTGTACAAGCCAAGGAACTCCGAATACATCCGACCAAGCTCCGGGTCAACCACAACTTCCTTCTTCAGTTGATCGCCCAACTCCCACCGCTTATCTTTCAGCATCTCCATTTCGCGATAACTGTCTCTGCATTTCTTGGCAAGCTCTTTATACTTGTCCTTGAACACATAACTGTCATCGCCGCCCATGCTCTTAATCAGCGATTCCCTCGAGCGTATGTTCCTCGGCTTCCCGGCTTGCCCGATGTTGCCTTTCTTAATCTCCCCGGTTTCGGTCTCGATCGCATAGTGCTTACCGTTTGAAGTAGTCCGCCAGATTTCTTCGTCAAACCTTGAGGATACCCTCAACGCTCTGCGATTCCTGTACCTTTCTGCCGAATTCATA